CCTGCTTGAAGGATGACGCCACGAAGGCGCCGGTGCTGCCGGGCATGAATTGGACGTTGCGCTTGATGCGGCGCGATACGATCCCGAAGGACTTGCCGAAGCGCCGGCTGCAGATCGGGATCTCGACGTTCGCGCCGATGGCCAGGGCTTCCTGCTGGGCGCGGTTGAGATAGGTGACTTTTGTCTCGCTCATCGCTGGTCCTGGATGTCTATATCTTCGTCGATTTCCTGGGTGTACTGCTTCAGCAGCTTGCGGGCCTTCTCTTCGATGCCGGGGACCTTCTTGATGCCGATGACCTCGGGATCCACGGAGAAGGACTCGTCGCGGGGCACGATTTCGTCGAAGGGATAGTCTTCGCCTTCGGGCTCGTCGAGCTGGTTCGCTTTGACGATCGCTTCGGCGATTTTCGTCAGAACTTTCGCCTGACGATCTTCGCCGGCGAGGGCGGCAGCTGCCGCCTGTTCGAGGAGGTGGTTCGCGCGGAGGCGCTGGAATTCTTTGTCGGCCTTCGGGGCGCTGCCGAAGAGCACTTTCACCAGGGCGATATCACGGTAGGCCTGGATGCGGCCGACGCTGTACTGGGTGATGATGTAGTCGCGCATCATCGACTCGGTGATCATCGGATTGCTCATCCAGCGGGCGAAGATCGCCTTCAGCCGTTCGAGGCGGGTCTGCTCGGGTTCGGGTAGTTTCGCCGCCGGGTCTTCCAGCGCGCGGGAGAAGGCGTCGATCAGGTCGCGGTTCGGGTCCTTTGCCATAGGTCAGAGTGTTATGACGCAAAAGTACCGATCTTTCGACCGGTACTTGGGACAGGGATGCGCGGGACTTGCGAGGCGTCAGATCAGGCCGCGGTCCTTCAGCTGCTGCTGCGTCTGCGGGCTGATCGTGCAGCCGTGATCCAGGAGGGCGGTCACGCGGGCGCGGACGCCTTTGCGGACCTTATCGGAGATGGTCTCGGCGGCGAGGGCCTTCGAGATGTACGCGCGGCAGTTCTTCTCGTTGAAGGTGGTCTGCTGGGCGTCGATCTCGCGCTGCAGCTGGAAGTCGTCGATCTGCTTCCAGCCGGCGGCGATGCGCTCCTGGCACGACAGGATCCCGGCGCGGAAGGTCGCGCGGTCCTGATCGGTGCGGGCGGCCTTCATCTTCTCGTGGTAGCCGCGGCGCACGCGGTATTCCTCGATGGTGCGGTCGTAGATCGCCTGCATCTCGGGCGGCAGGGATGCGCGGACCGTGCGGCGCTCGTCGTAGGTGCGGAAGGTGATCTTCGGCGCCTCGGGGGCGGGGGCAGGATCCGGCGCAGGCGCGGCGGCGGCCGGTGCGTCGAGGAACCGGTTGAAGCGCGTCTCGTGGAGCTCGGCTTCGGGATTGACGTGCACGCGGGGCGCTTTGTCGAGCTTCTGGAGCTCATAGCGCAGCATCTGCTCGTCTTTCTTGCGGCCGATCCACGACATCAGCGACTGGTTCAGGGAATACCTGCAAAACAGGCGGAATCCGGAGTTGAAGTCCGGATTCGCCTGTTTCAGGTATTCGGCGATCTCGGGGATCATCGCGCGTCAGATCTAACCGGTCGTCGCGGGCGTCGGCGTGAAGGTGCCGTCGCCGCAGTCGAGCGTACCGTCGTCGAGGGCGAGGTCGCCGGCATAGACCGGAAGCATCGTCACGTCCGGGCATTCCGCGGTGAAGGAGATACCCTTCTGGGAGCCGGGTGCGTCGCCGGAGGTCGGCGTCGCGACGGTCTCACAGCGGTAGTCCGGGGAGCCGATGACGTGGTAGCGGCCGGCGGATTTCACGACATACACGTAGTCGTCGTTCACGGACATCTTCGCGAAGCCGAGGGCGGCGGGAGTCAGGTCCGGGAAGCTGCACGCCAGGCGGTTGCGGAACATCTTGCCGTCCATCTCGCCGATGGTCTCGGCGGAGATAGAGCCGCGGCCCTGGGTGGAGTAGATCTTCTGCCACTTCTTGCCAGTTGCGAGCGTGAAGTCGCCGGAGTAGGTCGAAAGCGCGGCCTCGGAGGTGGCGCTTTCGCTGTCCGGATCATCCACGATCGTCGGCCAGGCCGTGATGTGGCGTTTCCGGATCCGGTAAATGGTGGTGCCAATCCCCGAGGGATTGACACTACCAATGTTAAAATCGAGGTTTGCGGGAGTCATGCTACATTCGATTTAGAGGGTTTGACTGCTATTCCGCGGCCATCGCCTGCTTGACGACGACATCGAGGTGGCCGGTGCCTGCAGTGATGCGGACGGTGGCCTGACGAGGCGTGTTCTCGGTGTTCGTGGCGTCGTAGGCGTAGGCGGTGCGGGTGAAGCGGACCTTGTTGCCGGTGGCGGCGACGGTCAGCCAGGAGGCGCCCTCGGTGATCACGGCCGCGGAGACGTTCGCGCCGTTGGAGGCGGAGTAGGTGCGGTCGTTGTAGCCGGAGGTGGCGGCGGTCTCGATCAGCTGGTCGCCGGAGATCACGGTCTCGCCGGACGGGCTGCCGGAGGCGGGCTTCGCGACCATCAGGAACTCGGGCTCGATCATCTCGAACTGGACGCCCCAGAAGAAGCACATGAAGAACTGGACGACCTTCGGGTTGTCCGGGACGCGCACAAGGACGCGCTCCTTGTTGGACTCCTGGTCGCAGCCGACGAGCATATTGTTCTTCGTGGTGAGGTAGATGTACGGGCTGTTCTTCTGGCCGGAGAGGGAGACGATCTCGCAGTGGTCGTCGGTACCGTGCAGCCACTTGCGGCCGTAGGAGCTGTTGTAGTTCACAGCGCCGAAGTGGGCCAGGAACCACTCGTCGTAGAGCAGCTTCACGGCCTTCGGCACGAACATCTTCAGGTTGTCGGCCTCCTGCAGCTCTTCGCTGGCGCCGTCGAAGATGCTCTTCAGCACGTCGCCGACGTTGGCGGCGGTGATGGCGGCCACATCCATGTAGTTGCCCTTCAGGGCGGAGATGTTGCCGGCAGTGATCTCGGCGGCTGCGATGGTGTCGAAGCCGTTGAACAGGGTCGCCGTGGTGGTGCCGTCCGGGTTGCGGGAAGCGGTGAAGATGGCGGCGCCGAGCTTCTTGCTTACGGACTTACCCATCGCCAGGGAGAGGTCGCGGACGATCTCCATGTCGGTGCGCTTGGTCTTGTCGGAAGCGGCCTCGCCGTACACGGTGGTGTAGAGGAGGTAGGGATCGAATTCCTCCAGAACGTCGCCCAGGTACGTGGTGAGCGTGCGGGCCTTGATGCTGGAGGTGTCCGTCGCGCCTTTGGTGGTCTTGTACGGACGGGCTTCTGCGCCGGAGCCGACGGCGCCGACGGTCTCGTCACCGGCAACTCCCCTGCGGAGGGTCATGTGCGCCAGGGCGGAGTCCATGAGCGCAGCGACCGGCATCGCGATGATTTCCTTGCGGAACTTCGCGGACGAATTTACGAGCAGTTCAGAAATGTTCATAATTCAGTGGATTTTTTGGTGGATTTACTTTTTCAGGAACTCCTGGCAGGTCTTCATCGCGTCGTCGAAGGACTCGGCGGGTTTGATTTCCTCCTGGGCGCCGCCTTCCGGGGCGTGGTTCACCTTGATGTCTGCGGGAGCAGCGCCTTCTGCGCGCTCGATCGCGGCCTGAAGAGAGTCTTCGAGCTCCTTGATGCGGGCGTCGCGCGCCGCGATGGTGTCATTGGCGGCCTGGAGGTCCGCCTGGAGCCCGGCGATGGTGTCCTGGTGCCCTGCGGCATCAGCGAGAGCGGCTTCCACGGCCTCCAGCTGCGAGGGCTGCATCGTCGTGGATCCGTCAGCGTCGAATACCTGCTCGGTCAGAGCGGGGATAGCGACGAGGTGCGGGTAATTGTTTTTCGTTTCCATATTGATGGTTTGATGGTTTTGCTGTTCGCCGGCCTGCTGCAGCTGCTCTTCCGCGAGCTTCAGCACGGTCTTCATCGCATCGTCGAAGCTGCCGATGGAGTCGATGAGCGTGCCGACGACGTCGCGGGCGAAGTAGTCCTTGCCGGTCAGCTGGTCGTCTCGGGCGTCCGGGCGGTTCGCCTTCATGTCGGCGATGAATTTCTCGTTGCGCGGGTTCAGGCGCTCTTCGCGGATGACCTGGAAGTTGCCCTGCAGGGCCTGCTCGTAGGCGCCGTTTTTGTCGGCGGAGGTGTCGGCGTAGATGCGGGCGTGGACCATTCCGTCCGGATCCTTATGGAAAGCCGGCCAGCCGGAGACCTCGCACATCGTGCCGATGCAGCCGACGGTATCCATCTCGTTGTGCGCGATGATGCGGTTGCAGTACGAGAGCGTGTAGATGCAGGCGGAAGCTGCCAGGCCGTCGATGAAGCCGACGATCGGCTTCGAGAGCTGGCGGATCGCGGCGGCCAGCTCGTCCACGGCATCCACGGCACCGCCGCCGGAGTCGGCGACGAGGATGTGGCCGATGATCTCGGGATCCGCGTCGGCGTCGAGCAGCGCGTTGCCGATGGTACGGGCGCCGGGCTCGCCGCAGCTGTCGTATTTCAGCATCGTGCCGGTCAGGTAGGTCACGTAGATGGATTTCCCGGCGAAGGCGGAGCTGCGCTTCGCGGGGGCATCGACCAGGGCGTCGCAGGAGATCCTGCAGGGATCCGGTCCCTTGTCGAATTCGGTGATGTAGCCGCGGAGCACGCCCTTGATGATAGGGGTGATCGCAGCCGCCTCTTCGGGGCTGATCATCCAGGGGCCCCGGAGATTAAGGGCCAGATTTGACAATTCCATATCTCACAAAATTTTGCGAGAACAAAGGTAAATCGTAAGATAATAGTGATTTGTGACAGGATCAGGCCGCCGGAACGTCCAAAAGCACGCCGTGCACGCTCTTCAGGTCAATCTGGAAGGAGAACGACGAGCTGGAGATTCCAGAGATGCTGTCGGCCCAGGTGAAGGTCGGCGGGAACTCCAGGGAGCCGACGACGTACTTCTTGCCGCTGATCAGCTCGATCTCGAAGATGTACTTCCGGCCGGTGAGCTCCTGCAGCAGCGGCCTGTAGGTGTCCTTTCCGACACGGATGGCGGCCGCAAGCGTGAATTCCGAGTGTTTTCCGTCGGCGCCGTAGTTCCATTTCTCGGTGATATCGGCGGTCTCGGGCGTGAATGGCAGCGTGGCGAGCTCGCCTTGCAGGAAGCTGTTCAGGGTGAAAGATGATCCGGCAGGCAGGTAGCTGTAGTCGGCGACCTTTGAGGTGTGGATATACCGGATAGCGCGGACTCCTAACTTCATAATTTTGTGTTTTTTAAGGGTCGAATTTTCGGGACGTTGGGGAGACTAAAAAAATATCGGAATCTCGTAATTTTCGGTATTTCGCTGACGGTAGCGGTACCAGTCTTTCGACATCGACGCGATGATGCGGTCGTTGATCGGCAGGTTGAAGTCGGCGAGGAATGATCCGATGGCGTGGCGGATCATCTCCTTCTGCCCGTCGCTGAAGCGGGCGACCATGTAGGCGTGAAAGGTGGCGCGGATCTGATTCTCCAGGTACCGGCGGATGGCGGCCTGGCCGGATTCGGAGATATAGCAGCGGTACAGCTCGTTGATCCAGATCTCGCGGTCCGCGGCGCGGTTGTAGGTCTTGTGTTGCCGGATCTCCAGCAGCTCGATGGCGATGTATTCGCGGCGGTCCTCGATGATGTGGTAGTCGTTCGGGAGGAGGTCGAGATTCTGCTTGACGATTCCCCAGAGGTTCGTGCGCTGGTCCAGGCGGATCACGTCAGAACCGCCGTTATTGGCGACCACCCAGTCATGGATGAGCTCGCCTACAAGGATATCAGCCGTCGATGAACTTTTCACGATCGCAAAAGTAGCGGATGGCATTTTGAAACCTTTGACAGGGCACCATTCCCGAACGATCGCACCACGAAGATAGTGAAAATTTTGTTGACGCGAAAATTTCCCGATTTTTTTGACGCCTTGACGCAGAGGGTTTAATTATTTGATAGTCAGTGGTGTTTTTCGGGTCAAACGGTTTTTTCGGCAGTTGACCGGGCATTTCACGAAAATGCGCATAACTCGCTGACTATCAACCGGGTCAGTTTTTTCAGCAAACAATCGGAAGGAAAAACTCTTGGAGTCTATCGGTCAGCTTATAGTTTGAAAAGTTGACGCCTTTAACTAATTATCTATCAATTTATTACAAAGGTGCGTCAAAAGGTCAGAGAAAAAAGCAGGAATTTTGCCCGCATTTTTTTTCTCCCCCGCAGGAGACGAAAAAAAATCCCGGAGGGCTCCGGGATTTGACCTGTTTATTGACGCAGTCAGCGGCCAGGGCGGACGAAGACCGGGACGCCGTCGTAGATCATCTGCAGCAGCAGCTGGAGAGTGGTGTCCCTGACGAAGTCGGTGTAGTAGGATCCGGCATCGGGTCCTATCCTCACCTGGTAGAGAACGGGCCTTCCGCGGTACAGATCCGAGCCCCTGGCCGGTACCATTCCTTCCGGCGGTGAGTCGTAGCACCAGATTGGCTCCGAGCGACCTCGGTGCCAGATTCGGAGGTCCAGTTTGCGCGGTTCCATCAGAAGATCGGCTTCTCATCTGCGGGCTCCTGAAGCGAGGCGGGTGCAGCAGCTGGAGCAGCAGCTGCCGGGGCTCCGTTTTCCCATGGCTCCGTGGTACCGGGCGCCGGCGCTCCCTCCCCTCCATCGGACTGCTCGACGCTGGAGAGGATGACGCCGACAGGGAGGTCTTCGCTCTTCGTCGTGTCGATGAAGAAGTAGTAGTGGTCCTCGCCCATGATCTTACGGCGGATATCGTTGCGCTGCTTCTCGGTCTCGGAGGTCAGCAGGCAGCGAGGATTGAAGACCCAGTCCTTATACTGGCAGAACATCTGCAGGCGTTTCTTGAACGTCTGGATCTTCATATTGTCCTGGTACTGCTTCGGGAGGGTCTGATTGTATTCGCCGAAGATCACCTTCGTTTCGAGCAGCTGGTTCAGCTTCGTCTCTGTGAAGTAGTCCTCGGCCCAGTACAGGAACTCCTGCGTCATGGCCTTCTTCAGATTGCGCTGCTCCAGCGAGCGCATCGCCGGCTGGATCCTGACGCCGAACTTCTTCCAGACCTGGATGCAGTTGAACATGAAGTTATAGAAGTGGTTCATGTCCTCGGGACCGTAGTCCTGGATCAGCGTCCGGTGGAACTCCATGTCCGGGGAGCGGTGAGTCAGGCCCAGCGCCGGATCCTCGGAGTGGTAGTAGTTCGCGAAGGCCGCGAACCAGGTGCGGCGCTTCATGGAACCGTCGAAGCCGGTGATGGCGTGGTTCGAGCTGAAGCTGACCTTCGGGGATTCCGTGAAGTCGAGCGTGACCTTCGCGGCGTACTTGGCCTTCGCCTCCATCTTGCCGGTGATCCAGTTCATGAAGTAGTGCAGGTCGATCTTCTGGTTCAAGTCGTCGATGTAGATCGTGTCCGTGTAGCCCTTCTTCACCTTTTCGAGGATGAATTCCATCTTATCGGACCGGACAGCGCGGCCGTCGATGTATTCCTGACGGCGCAGCTGCTCGACGGATCCCAGGAGGATGGACTTGCCGGTACCGCCGCGGTGCTCCCCTTCGTCCCCTTGCTCGGTTTCCATAGCATAGACGCCGTAGGGTTTCGCGGCATCCTTGTGCTTCGAGAGCATATAGCCGAGCATCGCGACCTTCGCGACGAAGTTCAGATCGTGCTCACCTCGCTGGTCGTCGGTCAGCCGGTACCCGGCTTCCTCTTCCTGCCACCAGACGCGGCCGGTATTATAGACGAATTGCAGCCAGTCGAAGTCCGGCCGGAGGATGTCGAGGCGGTAGCGCCTTATGTCTTTCACGGCGTCAACTTGTTTCCTTTGCAAAAAATAATCTGGGGTTTGAGGGGTGCAGCGCGCGAGAAGGGCGAGTGCATCCGCATACTCCTGCGTGTGGTCGATTTTGAAGTACGGGTCTTCGGCCTTGAAGTCGTGGTCGATGATCTTGTCGGAATAGACAAAGAACGGGCATTCTGACGGCTTTACGGTCTCAATACCGGCGGCCGTCACGCGGACGATCGCATTCCTGAAGAAGAAGTAGTCGGCCGCGGCCGTGTAGGCGTTGAAGTCCGGGTGGATCCGGCGGAGGTTCGAGAAGGAGTCCGCGGAGATCTGCTTGCTGCGGAAGATGGAGTTGGCCAGGGCCTGCCGGTAGTATTGCGGGTGCTGGATCAGGTATTCCTGCAGCTCGTGCATACAGCGCATTTTGATCTCGGCCGGGTCGATCAGCTCGACGCGGTTGTCTTTGACGTGGCAGAAGGTGAACGTCTTCCCGGGGTCGTCGATGGTGTAGAAGCCCAGGGCCTGCAGGAAGCCGTACATCTGCGAGTTGTTGATGTCGTAGCCGGTGAGCGTGCGCTTCTTGTCGAATTTCTCCTGCCAGAATTTCAGGCCGCCGGAGAGCTTGACCATATTGTCGAAGATCTGGTCGATGCTGCCGAGCTCCGGGCGCCGGTAGTGCACGAAGAAGTCCTTCGCGTCCTTGCAGCGGCCGCCTTTGCGGGTGCGCAGCTGGGCCAGGTCGGCCGGGAGCTGGATGATGGAGATGTCGAGGAAGGAGAG